GTTTACCTTACCAAGACCGACTATGAGTATGGATATGATCTTCGAAAGAAGAACATAGCTCCCTTCAATTATACCAATAATTGGGGGACTCAGCTTTATCCGATGGTTTCACCTTTAATGACTGCAGCTGATTCTCAGTTTGCAGTTGTTGAGAATTCCGCCATTAAGAAGTTGAATGCGCGCGCCAATCTTGGCGTGCAGGCGAATATGGCCCAGAACTTAGCCCAATATACACAGACGACAAATATGATCGCAAAGAATGCGAAGAATATAGCCGCGAGTGTGTTTGCTCTAAGGAAAGGGAAATTTTCGCTTGCTGCAAATCTCCTCTTCAATAATGTAGGAAGATCCACCGGTAAGCAGATACGCATGGGCTTTCCTTCCAAATCGAAGTCTCTAGCCAACAATTGGTTAGAACTTCAGTATGGTTGGAAACCTTTGCTGTCTGATATCGATGAATCCATGCGAATTCTCGCTTCTTATATCGAGAAATCGTCTGGTACTCAACAGGTGAAGGCTACTGCAACGATGACTCGCCAGACAGTTGGGAAAATATTTGGGCCCGTTTCGGTTGACCCCGCGATTGGCTTCGAAAGAAGTCAGACGCTATGGTCCTGCCGATTTGGGTGCAAATATAAAATCTCTTCTCATCTGACGTCGTCTTTGGCGCAGTTAGGTTTTACAAATCCCATAAACTTAGCATGGGAAATTCTCCCGTGGTCTTTCGTCGTGGACTGGTTCCTACCCATCGGACCCTACCTGGAGAGCCTTTCAGCTCCCCATGGTTTAGAGTTCGTATCTGGGTATAAAACTCGGTTCGGACGTCAGATCACAAATTCGCTTGTTAGTTATAATGGCAAAATGCCTGGCGATTCAACCGCGGACCTTCGTGCATATACTAATCGAACTCGAACTGTGGTCTCTCTTGTTCGGACTAGGCTTTCTGCCTGGCCCGTTCAATCGTTTCCGCAGTTTAAGAATCCTTTTAGTGAGATGCACGTCGCGAATGCGATTGCGTTGCTTCGACAAGCCTTTAAAACTAAATAAGTACAAGCGAGAAACCATTTAATGGAGTAAACCTAACCATGAGTGCTATTGCACCCATCAAAGGGTCTTCCCTTATGGGAACCGTTGTCAGAACGACTTCGGCGACCGTTGGGGTTGACAAAACGTTTGACCCTGAGGGATTTATTCTCCCAGGTGTTGCACGGTGGGTAGACCGAGCTATCGACGCCACCTATAATCCTTTAGGTGTCGCCATCGCCTACCCTGCTTTTACACTTGCAGTCAGGAAGCCTACCAAGGTTTCTAGGCTGTATCGTGTAACGGCGAAAGTGGCCCTCCCGACACTCGAACAGACGTCTCCGTCAACGGCGACCGGCATACAGCCGGCTCCGACGTTAGCGTATACCCTGCAGTGTGTCATGGAGTTCATGTTGCCTGAACGTTCGACCGCCTTGGAAAGAGCTAGGCTCTTTTCATACGTTCGTTCGTTCTTCGCAACGACAATCAACGCTTCTGATGATGTCCCCACAGATGCAACGGGGTCACCACTCATTGGCGCTGTGAACAGCTTTGAAGCGCCCTATTAAGGGAACTTCAAAGTCTCTACTTGCCTCACGGCTCGCAGAGGACCTACTCAATGAAAGGAGTAAGCGTATGTCTCAAAAATACCATTGGGAGTGTGATTCTGGTCGGAATTACGAGTTTTTATTCGTAGCTTCGGCCTTAATCATTCCTTTCGTGGCATTACTGATCATGCTTCTTACTCTAATCCCCTAGGTTAATTGCCTAGGGCTGAGTAGGGCTTGTTCAGTCTTTAACGAATGAACTCTGGAGGTCCCATGTCTTATGCTAAGCATGGTTCTAGCTTCTTGAGAGAAGCCAGAACCTTCCGTGTTTCACCGGAGATTTCCTCCGGATTTGTCTCAGAGTTTCTTGAGGCCCTGGACTGTCCCCGTTCGTTAACAGTTGCTTTGCTCTTCAGAAATGGGGAGCATGAGCAGCTAGCTAACTTGGAGATAGATCCGCTCGACTATTTAAAAATAGAAGAGTTTAGGGATGCTTACGCTGCTACTAAGTTTTTGTCAAAATTCAAGGATTTAGTTCTTGGATATGACTTGGACAAAGTAGCTATGGAGAAATTCGAGAAATTCGAAAATCTCTGTAAGCTTACGAATGCTCGCTTTAGGAAGTTGGAGCTTGATCCTAAGTATAGGGGTCAAGTCGTTAAACTGCATCTCGCAGTCCAGCGAAAAATTTCCAAAATTCTAGGCAAGTTTCATCCTCAAGAGTTCTTTGATTCAGCCGATTGGGGTCCTGGCGCAACGACCTTACTAAAGGCACGTGACGCCAGCGCTACCAACAAATTCCAGTGCGAAACTGGGATAACACGTGACTTGTACGCCTTACTTCCCTCTGATCTACTTATCCAAGTTTATCCTGGATGGGTAGCTCATATGTCTGAGATTGGTTTTCCCAATTTTCAGATTGGAAATAAGGTTGTCACTGTACCTAAAGATGCAACTGCTAATAGAGTTATAGCCATTGAGCCAGGGATTAATCTCTGGTTTCAAAAAGCTGTTGGCTCTATGATACAGCGACGCCTCAATAGGTGTGGTATCGACCTTCGCGACCAGTCGATTAACCAAGAACTTGCACGAATTGCGTCGAAAGATGCAATCAATGCAACTATTGATTTCTCTTCTGCTAGTGATTCTATCTCTTCAGAAGTCATTAGGGAATTATTCACTACGTGTTCAGTGTCTGAACGCGCTATGAGTGATCTCCCGACATGGTATTCTGTTTTAGATAGTTGTCGGTCCCATTACGGTCTTCAAGACGGGACTTTCGTTAGATGGAACAAGTTCTCCAGTATGGGGAACGGGTTTACATTCCAACTTGAGTCACTACTCTTCTTCGCGATAGCGAAATGTTGCGTTGAAGAGATACAGATACCTTTAACCAACGCGGTTGAAGGCACTGTTTCGGTCTACGGGGATGATGTTATCATTCCTCGTAACTGTCTTGAGCTCTTTTCCGTCATGTGTGATTTCTACGGATTTACGATTAATATGAAGAAGTCGCATTTCTCTTCATTTTTTCGCGAATCATGTGGTTCTCACTACATGTTGGGAGCTGATACCAAACCAGTGTACCTGAAAGGTCACATTTCTGACGTTCTGTCCGTTTATCGGCTGGCGAACTCTATCCGGCGTTTCTCTCACCGCGGC